CAAACAGTGCTTCATTTGCCATTAGTGCTTCATATGCTACAAATGCATCTTCTTCTTTAAATGCTCAAGACATTTTAATATATGTTAAAAATGTAACTGGAGCTCAAATCGATAAAGGAAAAGTAGTAAGAATATCAGGAGCAACAGGTGACAATGCTTTAATAGCAACAGCCTCGTATGAAAGTGATGAAGTATCAGCTAATACATTAGGTATTACTAATCAAGATATTCCTAATGATAGTTTTGGATATATTATAACAGAAGGTACATTAATAGGAATAAACACAAATGCCTTTTCAGCGGGACAATTACTTTATTTAGGAGCAACTGGATCTATAATAGGAACAGCACCAGTAGCACCATTACATGCTGTAAGATTAGGACAAGTATTAAGAGTACAACTTAATAATGGTTCAATGTATGTTCGTATTGATAACGGATATGAATTAGGAGAGTTACATGATGTAGTGGATACTACTACGACTTCATCATATGGGGATTTACTTGTTAAAAGTGGTAGTGTTTGGATTAATTCTAAACAATTAACTGGATCTTATGGATTAACAGGTTCTCTAGCCCAAGGGCGTGATACAACAGCATCAGCACCATATTCACATGCAGAAGGAAACCTTACAATAGCAATAGGAGATTACTCACATGCAGAAGGATATGCCACAACAACAATCCAGTCCTATTCACATGCAGAAGGAAGATACACAACATCATCAGGACTATTCTCACACGCTGAAGGAGAATTTGCAAACTCAATAGGAGAGTATTCTCACGCTGAAGGAGGAGGTACTCTAGCACAAGGAGATGGTTCACATGCAGAAGGAGGCTTTACAGTAGCAGGAGGAAACTACTCACATGCAGAAGGAAACCTTACAATAGCATCAGGAGAAGCTTCACATGCAGAAGGGCAATATACAACATCATCAGGATTTTGGTCACATGCAGAAGGTTATAACACATGGGCATCAGGAAGCTGGTCACATGCAGAAGGTTATAACGCATGGGCATTAGGAGAATATTCACATGCAGAAGGAGTAGGTGCTGTAGCATCAGGAGAAACTTCACATGCCGAAGGTGATACTACTCAAGCATTAGGACAAGCTTCACATGCCGAAGGAGGAGGTACAGTAGCATTTGGACAAAAGTCACATACAGAAGGAGGTCTAACAAGAGCAATAGGAAACTACTCACATGCAGAAGGATACTATACAACATCATCAGGAGAGTTCTCACACGCTGAAGGCTCAGGCTCTATATCATCAGGAGATTATTCACATGCTGAAGGAGTCAATACAATAGCAATAGGAGATTACTCACATGCAGAAGGACAGAATACACTAGCATCCGGTTCCTACTCCCATGCAGAAGGATACTATACAACATCATCAGGAGATCATTCACACGCAGAAGGACAGAATACAATAGCATCGGGATTTTGGTCACATGCTGAAGGAACATTCACAATCTCACAAGGAACATATTCCCATGCCGAAGGAGAGAGCACAGTATCATCAGGAGTATCCTCACATGCAGAAGGCGTTGCTACACGTTCATCAGGAGATAATTCACATGCCGAAGGATACTACACAACAGCATCAGGAGTAGGATCACATGCTGAAGGACGTAATACACTAGCATCAGGAGAATATTCACATGCAGAAGGAAACATTACAAGAGCAATAGGAGATTACTCACATGCAGAAGGACAGAATACACATGCATTAGGATTAGCTTCACATGCTGAAGGATCATCTACATCGGCATCAGGAAACTGGTCACATGCCGAAGGAGGCTTTGCAATCTCATCAGGAGAGTTCTCACACGCAGAAGGCTCGACTACACTAGCATCAGGGCAGTATTCACATGCAGAAGGATACCTAACGATAGCATTAGGAAACTTCTCACATGCAGAAGGACGTAATACACGAGCAGTAGGACTGTACTCACATGCTGAAGGAAGATTCACAACAGCATCAGGAGATTTTTCACATGCAGAAGGCTATGATACAATAGCATCAGGAGATTATTCACACGCTGAAGGCTCAGGTTCTACAGCATCCGGAAACTTCTCACACGCAGAAGGTAGACTTACAACAGCACAAGGATTACACTCACATTCTGAAGGTAATTCTTCTGTAGCACAAGGAAACTGGTCACATGCTGAAGGAGATACTACACGAGCAGTAGGACAGTATTCACATGCCGAAGGTGATACCACAAGAGCGATAGGAACTAATTCACATGCCGAAGGATTTTTTACAACATCATCAGGAGAAGGTTCACATGCCGAAGGTGATACTACAGTAGCATTAGCAAACTACTCACATGCTGAAGGTAGACGAACATTAGCATCAAGAGTTTTTTCACATGCAGAGGGAGAGTTTACACTAACATTAGGAACAGGCTCACATGCTGAAGGAAGACTTACAACAGCTTCAGGAAATTATTCACATACAGAAGGAGATAAGACATTTGCTGGAGGACTGTACTCACATGCTGAAGGAAGACTTACAACAGCATCAGGAGACTATGCACACGCAGAGGGTGATAATACTCAAGCACAAGGAAACTATTCACATACAGAAGGGAGGAACACAATTGCATCAGGAGGTATTTCTCATGCTGAAGGACTTAACACCTTAGCATTAGGATTAGGATCACATGCTGAAGGATGGGAAACAGTAACATCAGGTACATATCAACACGTACAGGGTCAATATAACCTATCTTCATCCATACAATCTGCATTTATTCATGGGAATGGAACCTCAGATGCAGCTAGAAGCAATTTAATCTTTGCATCAGGAAATACGGTTCAAGTAACAGGATCATTAAGAGTAACTCAAGGTATAACAGGTTCTTTATTTGGAACTGCTTCATGGGCGGTAAGTGCTTCTTGGGCACCAGCCACAACAACTGCAGCTACAGCTTCTTTTGTAACAGCTTCAAATGTATATGGACCTAACGGTTCAAATAGTATATTATCTGCTTCATTTGCAATAAGTGCTTCAAATGCAGTTAATGTTTCAAGTATTGCAAATAATGTTTCAAACAACACAGACAATTACATTCTTACAGCAACAGGCGGTGGTGATATAAACGGTGAATCTAATTTAACGTTTGATGGTAGTAGTCTGTTAGCAGAGACAGTAAGTGTTGTTGCTGGGAAGTTAAGTAGTTTAACTGCTGATTACCAAATAATAGATGGAGTTAGTTCAATACTTACTAATCTTAATGATTGGGATGCAAATTATGCTACTGGTGAAATTCTAAGCGAAGAAATCTCAAATGTAACATTGGCTGCAGGAGAAATTGTAGCAATGCAATCAAACAGGAAATGGTCATTAGCTGATGCATCATCTGCAGATGCTAAATCAACACATTTACTGGGTATTACACTAACCTCTACTAGTGGTGCAGATGAAGCAATAAACGTACTACTAAATGGTTTTGTTTCTTCAGCAAATGTAAGCGACCCTGCCAATGTAGCAGAAGGTGCGCCACTATATCTATCAGTAAATGCAGGAAAAATAACTGAGAACCCACCAACAGGTACAGGAGAAGTGGTAAGAGTAATAGGCCATACATTTTGGAATGAAACAAATCAACCAAACGGAGTTGTCATAATAAGATTTAACCCAGACAATACTTGGATAGAACTATAAAATAAAAAAAAATGACAACAACTTGGCAAATCTTTGATACAACATATCAAACAGCAGATGGATTAATTATAGCAGTACACTACGGGTGCACAGTGCAATTGGAAAACTATATTGATAGGACAATTGGGTATTTAGAATTAACAGGAGATCCTTCTGTAGAGGGATTTATACCTTATTCTGAATTAACACATGAAAATGTGTTAGGATGGATTAAATCTTCTTTAGGAGAAGAAGAAGTAACTACCATAGAAAATACTCTTCAAGATAATGTTGCCGCTCAAAAAGTAGCAAAAGACTCTCAAACAATAAAACAAGGTCTTCCCTGGAGAAAATAATATTTATACTAAAACACAAAAATGGCTGATATTCCTGTATATGATGGTACCTCTCAATTTTTCCCAGGCGATACGCCTTTTGGATTCTATGATTACCAATATGATTTTCAAACCGATGCAGATAGCGTTGTAGTATTTGTTACTAGACGTTTAGGATGGCCTATTGAGGTGGTTGAACTTCAACCTATTCAAATTTATACTGCTTTTGAAGAAGCTGTAACTGTATATGGAAATGAAGTATATCAATTCCAAGTACAGGAAAATATGCTTTCAATGGAAGGAAATTCAACAGGTTCGGGTCCATTTAATCAATTGTTAATGACACCTTCATTAGGAGGTGCTGTTAGAATAGCAGAAAACTATGGAACTGAAGCCGGAGTAGGAGGTAATGTCACTTATTATAGTGGAGCCCTACAAACAATACCCTATATTCAATCATACGACATGAATTTATGGGCACAACAATCTGCTTCTATAGGACCAAATGATTATATTGAAATTAAACGAGTATTTTTTGAAGCACCACCTGCTGCAGTAAGATATTTTGATCCTTACGTTGGTATTGGATATAGTTATGAAGGTTTATTAAACAGCTTTGGATTTGGAGCATATTCGCCTGCTATTACATTTTTATTAATGCCTTTATTCTTTGATTTACAAAGAATCCAAGCAATTAAATTAAATGACCAGATTAGAAGAGCACAATTTTCATTCGAAATACAAAACAATCAATTAAAACTCTTCCCAGTACCACCAGCAAAATATAATGTTTGGATAGAATACGTTAAAGGGTCTGAAAGAGATAGCGTAGTTGGTGGAAGAAATGCGAGTGGTTCTGCGGCAACTAATTTGATTACTAATCCTTCTAATGTACCTTACATTAATCCTAATTACAATTACATTAATTCTATAGGTAGAATGTGGATTTACCAATATACTTTAGCATTATGTAGAGAAATTTTAGGATATGTTAGAGGAAAATATAGCACTGTGCCTATTCCTGGTTCAGAAGTAACATTAAATCAACAAGATTTATTAACTGATGCTAGGTCAACTAAAGAAGCACTATTAACTCAATTAAGAGATATGCTAGAAAAAACAGGACGTCAAGCTCAATTAGAAAAATTAGCAGCTAACTCTGACAACTTAAATAAAACATTAAACGACGTTCCAATGGGACTTTATATATTTTAATATGGGATACTTAGAACAATTATTAACCGAAGGAGCATTTGAAACCTATTTCGTTCAAATCATTTTAAAAATGAAGAATGAGGTTAACTTTACTGAAATATATAACCAAATTCGTGGTATTAAGAATGTTATTGTTGTTAAAGTAATTGATAATGATCAACTCCAAGCAGCTTCATCTGATTTGTATAATTATTCTCTGTTAGAAATGAAATATATTTCTCAAGGAAATTCTATTGAAACCATAAAGGGTATCAAATCTGAAGCACTAAAAATCCCAGGATTAGTAAAATTTGAGGTTAGAACAAAAACAATATTAAAAATTAGAAATTACTAATTATGGCTTTATATGGTAGTTCTCGAGATATATCTTTTTTCCATGTTATCAATGCTGAGTTGTTACACAACATTATTGAACAAAACGTGGGATACTATCAAATATCCTTAGATGAAACAACAACTAACGTTTATGGTGAAGCTGAAGGTGGAACCAAAATGTATTTTCCTCCTGTATTAATAGTTTGTTTGATTGATAGAGGAGATTATGAAGGAGATTATGATAATCAAATAGGACCTGATTTTACTAGAAATTTTAAATTTAGATTTTTACGTAAAGACTTAGTACTACAAAACATTATACCTCAAATCGGAGATATTGTATTATGGAATAATGATTATTACGAAATAAATTTAGTTAATGAAAATCAAGATATAGTTGGTAAAGTACCTGAATATAATTACAATGGTGCTTATTTAGATAATTTTGGAGCAAGTTTTTCCATCATTGTTAATGCTCATTACGTATCACCAGAATCATTAGGATTAACCCAATCTAGATAATGTCAAGACAACTCCCAATATTACCAAATACACCAGCTAGACGAGTAAATGAGCAGATTGAACCTTATATTTCACCTGCTGATGTGCCTACTTTACCTGAAGATAGAATAACTCGTGCAAACCAAATATCTGTTGATATTGAAAATGACATCACACCACTTTCAATTGGTTTACAAGATATTGATGAGGCTGTATTTTTTTACTTTAACAATATTATTAAACCTGTAGTAGTACAAAATGGAAACCAAATATCTGTACCTGTTGCTTATGCGTCCGCTGAAAGATGGGTATCAGTCCAAAAAGATGGATATTTTAGAGATAAAAATGGGAAAGCAATGTACCCATATATTATTGTAAGAAGAACAGGGTTTGAAAAAAATAGAACATTAGCAAATAAATTAGATGGTAATAATGTAAATAATTTTGCTGTTGCTCAAGGACGATATAATTCAAAAAATCAATATACTAATTTTGATATTTTAAATAATTACTTACCATCCGAAAAATTCTACCTAACCCCTGTACCAGATTACATCAATGTAACGTATGATTGTGTTATTATTACTAATTTTATACAGGAAAATAATAAAATAGTTGAAGCTATTGAATTTGCTTCAGATTCATATTGGGGTAATAAAAATCGTTATCAATTTAGAACATATATTGATAGATTTGATTCTACTAATGAATATGGTATTAGTGATCAACGTGTAGCTAAAACAAATTTAAGTATAACATTGTACGGGTATATTATACCTGAAACAATCAATAGGGATTTAGCCACTAATGGGCAACGCCAATTTTTTTCTAAATCAGTTGTTTCTATTACTGGAGAAACCGTAGTAAATGCTAATGGACCTGTAGGAGCATCGGCTAATCCGGGAACTGGTAGACCACTACCAAGCCCAACCCCTAGCCCATCAATTACCCCAAGCATATCAGCTACACCGGGCCTAACACCAAGTATATCAGCCACACCAAGTGTAACACCATCTATATCAGTTACACCAAGTATAACACCAAGCATAACAATTACACCAAGCATAAGCATAACACCATCTATTACACCATCTATTACACCATCATCAGCACCAGTTTATGGAGGTAGTATAGATTTTGGTAATGAATATGGTAGATATGCTATTACTGATGTAGCTAGTACAGATTATTCATTAGGATATAATGATTTTACAATTGAGTGGTTTCAAAAATTAAGCACATTCAGTTCAGCTAACGGAGCAATAATTCCCTTCTCTATTTATAATTCAAATACAGATTATTTACACTTTAGTATGGCTGATTATAACTCTAATATATTATTTAATTTAACATTAGTTGTAAGTTACTCTGGAATTGGTTATTCATTTGTTACTTCTGTACCAACAACAACATTACTAGATTGGACTCATATAGCTATATCTAGAACATCAACAACATTTAATATATATGTTAATGGTGTTTTATCAAATCCTGGAAATAGTATAGGAAGTGTAGATTTCGCTCCACTATTATCTAAATTATCTCTTGGAAATATCGGAGAATATTTCCCATTAAGCTATAGATTCCCAGGAAAAATAACTAACTTTAATTTTGTTAATGGGACCGCATTATATACTGCTGACTTTACTCCACCAACATCACCAATAACACCATCAACTAATACTAAATTATTATTATTAGCTACGGACAATGCTGGGTTATTGACGGATTCAAGTGGACTAAATATAACTGTAAATAATATTAGTGGATTAACTTGGAGTTCTGATAATCCTTTCTAAAAACATTTGGATATCTCAAATATATTTATTATAATGAAACATAACTAATAAATGAATAATGTTTAAAAAATTTAAAGAAATATCATCAGCTTGGATAACAGCAGCTAACCCAACACCAGAAGAAAAAAAATTAGCAGAAAATAGAGCTGCTATATGTAATGGGTGTGAGTTTCGTAAAAAAAATACAGCAGTAATAGATTTTTACTACTGTAGTTTATGTGGGTGTCCACTAGACAAAAAAATATTCTCACCAATAGATTTAAAAACAAACCCTTGCCCAGAAAACAAATGGGATAAATAAATAATTAATTAAAAACCAACGTTATGTTAAAAGGAAACGCAGAAACACAAACACAATCATTAGATCAATTAACAGTAGAAGAATTAGCAGAATTTAAAAGTGTCCATGAAGGATATCAAAAAGCATTATTTGATTTAGGAATAGTAGTTCTTAATCTTGAAGAAGCTAAGAAAAAAATAGACGAATTAAATGGAAATAGAATCGATTTAATCAACTATATTCAAGAAATTAATGAAAAACGTCTAGTATTAACCGCTAAATTAGGCGAAAAATATGGAGATAGACAAGTTGATCTAGAAACAGGTGAACTTAAATAAACCTATTTTAGGTTTGTAAGGGTTTTAGAATATTTATCATTAGAACAACCCTAATACAATTTAAAATAACAACATAAAATGGCAGAAGCAATTATCTCTCCTGGTGTATACACCAATGAAAACGACCAGAGCGCAGTAACACAAGGCCCTATTGAAGCTGGTGCAGCTATCATTGGACCAACGGTTAACGGTATTCCTTATGTTCCAACATTAGTCACTTCATATAGTGAGTATATTGCGAAATTTGGAACTACTTTTAGCAATGGAGCAAGTGGCTCTATGGAATATTTTACCTCATTAACAGCTAAAAATTATTTCGATAATGGAGGTACAACTCTATTAGTAACAAGAATCACACACCAAGGAACAGGCTCAGCATTAGAATCATTCTCGTCTGCAAGTATTCCTTTAGTAGGATTAAATGCAACCTCTTCTATGAGTGTAGCAGGGCTTCACGTAAATGACCCAGGTAATAACACTATATTCTTCTTATTAACAGGTTCGGCTGCGGGTACATCAACAACTGCATCGTATGGTAAATTTGTTATGACAGGTAGTAGCACTTTAGTAGATGCTGCTCCAATATATTTTGTTACAACAGGATCAACAGCTACAGCTACAGCAACTAATATTACTGATAAAATTAATTCATTACAATCTACATTTAGAATTGCTGCAACGTCATCTATAACTGATTTAGCAGTAACAGCTAGTGTATATGAAAATGAATCATTAGGAAATTCATTTAGAATATTGTCATCAAGTATTACTAACAACTTTGCTGGTGGTTTAACAGGAACCCAATGTTTTGAAGTTGAAACATTAGCTTGGGGTGCTCAAATGAACAACTCAGGTTCAATATTATCTTCAGGAGCTTTAGTAAGCGGTAGCGCTACTAATGTTCGTTGGCAGGTTCAAAACGTAAATACTACACAAGGTACATTTACCTTAGTTGTAAGAAGCGGTAACGATAACGATGCTCAACCAAACGTTCTTGAAACATGGACTAACTTATCATTAGATGTTGACCAACCAAATTACATAGCTAGAGTAATAGGTAATACAAAACCAGTTTATACTTATTCTGTAACAGACGGTCAAGGATACATTGATTATAGTGGAGATTTTCCAAATGCATCAAGATACATCAGAATTGCAACAGTAACACAAGCTCAATTTGGTACATTCGATAATAACGGATTATACCAATCAGCACTATTTAGTGGAAGTCTACCAGCAAATGGAGATGGAGGCTTAGCAGGTGCATTTAATGGTGGATTAATAGATACTACATTACCAAGATTCATGTATGAAAATATTATTTCAGGTGTAACAAATGCTCAAGGATTTACAACAGAAGATTACTTCCCAGCAATTAATTTACTAAATAACTCAGACGAATATATATTTAACATATTAATGACTCCTGGTTTATTCTTAGCCGGTGGAAATTCAAATATTAATATTGGTGCTAACGGCGCTGATCCAATAGCTTTATGTGAAGGAAGAGCAGATGCTTTAGCAGTAATTGACCCTGTTCCTTATGGTGGTACAGTTACAAGTGCTAAAACAGCAGCAAATGCTTCAAATTCTAGCTATGGTGCTACATACTGGCCATGGTGCCAAATATTCAGCTCCGCAATGGGTAGATTAGTATGGGTTCCAGCTTCAGTATTAATGGGTGGTGTATTTGCCTTTACAGATCAAGTAGCAGCTCCATGGTTTGCTCCAGCAGGTATTACTAGAGGTGGTATTCCAAATGTAGTAAAAGTTGAAAGAAAATTATCATTAAGCGATAGAAACAATTTATATTTAGATAATGTAAACCCATTAGCTACATTCCCTGGAAATGGTGTTGTAGTATTTGGACAGAAAACATTACAACAAAAAGCAACTGCTTTAGATAGAGTAAATGTTAGAAGATTATTAATTGCCTTAAAAGGATATATTAGTGGTGTATCTCGTTCATTAGTATTTGAACAAAATACAGCGGTTACAAGAAACAAATTCTTAAACCAAGTAAACCCATACTTAGACTCAGTAGTACAAAGACAAGGTTTATACGCGTTTAAAGTAATTATGGATGAATCAAATAACACACCAAGTGTTGTAGATAGAAACCAATTAGTAGGTCAAATTTACATCCAACCAACTAAAACTGCTGAATTCGTAATATTAGATTTCACAATTTTACCAACTGGTGTATCATTCCCATAAGAAGTAATATTTATAATAAACAATTAATAAATACAACATAACATGCCTATATTAAACGCAAACGAAATTATGTTTACTCAATATGAACCTAAAGTACCAAATAGGTTTATAATGTATGTAAATGGTATTCCATCATATATCATTAAAGGTGTTAGTGCCGTAAATTTCGATGATGGAGAAATTATACTAGATCACATCAACACCTATAGAAAAATCCGTAGTGGAAAAAGACTATGGGGTGATATGACATTCACATTATTTGATCCAATTGCTCCATCAGGTGCTCAAGTAGTAATGGAATGGGCTCGTTTAGCATATGAATCAATCACTGGTAGAGCTGGTTACTCAGATTTCTATAAAAAAGACATTACATTTAATGTTTTAGGTCCAGTTGGTGATGTAGTATCAGAATGGGTTGTTAAAGGTGCTTTTATCAAAACAGCAAACTTTGACGATTACGATTGGTCGACATATACAGAAGCAGTTAATCTTACTATGACAATTGGTATGGATTATTGCATCTTAAATTACTAACATGAATCAAATTCTTAAACAACTAATTCAAGAATGTATTTCTGAAGCACTTGACGGAAACGTAGGTTCTGACGGAAATGTAGATCAACATAGAAATAGTGTTGATAACATGCAACGTGGTTTTGCCTATATGCTTGGTGAATTAGATGTATTAAAAGATTATAGTAAATTAACAGATAGAGAGAAATCTGAGTTTGTCTCAGGAATAAAAGGGTATATAGATCGCTATTTCTCAGATAGAACAGATGCTCCTAGAAATTAAATAAAAAACCCGATAGAAATATCGGGTTTCTTTTACAAAAAACATAGTTTCATTATATTTATATATATAAAATTAAAATAAGTTTATGACAGATTTAAAAATTCCAACGGAAACGGTTACATTACCATCAAAAGGTCTTGTTTACCCTGAAACATCGTTGTTAGCTAAGGGAGAAATCGAAATGCGCTACATGAGTGCACGAGATGAAGATATCTTAACTAACATTAACTTCATTAAGCAGGGAACTGCTATTGATAAATTACTAAAATCACTTATAGTAACACCAATTGATATTGATGAGTTGGTTACAGGTGATAAAAACGCAGTTTTATTTGCTGCTCGTATCTTGGGATATGGTAAAGAATATTCATTCAAATTTAGAAACGAATCAACAGGTAACGATGATGAATATTCCTTAGATTTAACTACATTAGATGAAAAACCTTTAGACGAAAATATATTCGAAAAAGGTAAAAACGAATTTGAATTTCAATTACCTAAATCAAATAATACCGTAACATTTAAGTTACTAACAGGCAAAGACGATAAAGCAATTGACGCAGAACTTAAAGGACTTCAAAAAATTGACCCAAATGGCTCATTCGAGAATACTACGCGTTTAAAGCGCATGATAATCGCAGTTAACGGCAAGACTGACCTAGTATCGATTGTAGATTTCGTAGATAATTACTTACTAGCACCAGATTCACGAGCATTAAAAAAATATTATAACGAGATATCCCCAGATATTGAAACTACAATAACTTTAAACAAAGATGGCTACGTTCAGGAGGGCGTAACTATCCCTATTGGGATTAGCTTTTTTTGGCCTGACGCCTAAATATCGAGAATATCTATTTTCTAGAATACATGAAATTGTATTTTACGGAAATGGAGGATACGATTGGAATACAGTTTACAATTTGCCTATTTCGCATCGTGATTTTATATATCATAAAATTAGAGAACATTTTGAAAAACAAAATGCTGATGCTGAAAAACAACAAAAATCTATGAAATCAGCTTCATCAACAACTGTCAAACCTCCAATGAACCCAACCTACACAGCAAAAGCCCCACGAAAGTAGGGCTTTTCATATTTATCTATATAATACACTACTATGGCTAACAATCCTAACGATCCAGATTTTCAAAAAAATAATGAAGAACTAAATAGATTTAATGATTCCTTAAAAGAATCTATAGATTTATCGAGATCTTTGTCTAGAAATATTAAATCTGTTACGGATGAGCTTAAACTTTCTAAAGGAGCTAATAGTGAACTTTATAATGATTTAGGTAGATATAATGATGCTTTATCTAAAACCATTGGTTTATCTAAAAAATTAACTGATGGACGATTAAAAGTAAAAGATGTAGAAAAATCTATTGCTAATATTGGGCAGACTTATGCCGATTATATGGCTCGAAACAATAAGTCATTTGAAGCAAGAGGTAGATTTACTTTAAGACAAAAAGACCTTCAAGAAGAACTTCTTAAATTAGAAGATAAAGAAATTAATAGAAGACTTAGAATTGGAGAAGCTGATGCTAAAATTGATGATTTACGACAACAACTAGCTGCTACTGAAGTCGCCCGCAGAAACACTAGAGAAACTGCTGATAGAGCCCTACAAACTCAAGCGATTCGAGATATTAAAGCAAAAATTAAATATCAAGAAGATAATATAAAGATTTTAGAAAAAGATCAAAATCAAGAAGCAAAAATTACTGCTCAAAAACAACAAACTTTAGATAAAGTTGAAGATATAATAAAATCTCATAAAGGACTCCAAAAACAATATGAAGATGAAATAAAAAAACATGAAATTCTTCTTAAACTAGCAAAAGAACAAGATACAGTAACTAATAGAATAAGTAACACATATAAAGACATATCAAAATTACTTAGCCCATTTACTGCAATATTTGCGTTTATTAAACAAATGGCGTTTGCCATATCTGATCAAACAGTAAAAATACAAAGAGGTTTAGTTAAAACTTATGATGAAGCACTTGTTATAAGACAAGAATTTAATGCTATTGCTGTTGCTTCTGGAGATATAGCAGTTACTACTGGAAGAATGGTTGCTGCTAATGCTGAGTTAGGAAAGCAATTAGGATACAACACCCAGTTTAGTGAAGACATGAACACTGAGTTCATTAAGTTAACTAAAACACTTGGAATTAGTAATGAATCTGCTGGAGGATTAGCAAAACTTACTAAGATATCTGGACAAGAATTTAAAGATGTTAAAAACATCATTTATCAAACTACCCAACAACTCTCAGTTCAAAATGGACTTCAACAAGATCAAGTAGAAGTTATGGATGAAGTTGGTAAAATATCTGGTCAAACATTAGCAATGTTTAAAGGTAATGTACCTGCCCTAACAGAAGCTGTTGTTCAAGCTAGATTATTAGGTACTACTTTAGAAAGCGCTAAAAAATCCGCATCTGCTTTACTTGATTTTGAATCATCTATTGAAAATGAATTACAAGCCGAATTAATTACAGGAAGACAATTTAATTTAGAACGTGCTCGTGCTGCTGCTTTAACTGGAGATTTAACAACAGAAATGAAAGAGTTAGCAAATCAAGGAATTGATTTTAATAACTACTCTAACATGAACGTTATTGCTCAACAGAAGATAGCGGATATGATGGGTAAAACTACAGATGAACTTACCGATCAGCTATTCCT